CATATATCCAAAGATAATACATTTTGGTTATAATACAAAATAAAAAGGAGAGTAATTAAACTCTCCTTTCGTTTGTGATTAGAAACCACCGTAATTTTTTTCATCAGATTCTGTCCAATGTTTCGCTTTTAAAGCGTGTAAATCAATTGGTTCTCGTTTCATATGCCCACCTTTGTTAAAGTTTGCACCCTTTTTTAAGTAACCCCCCAAAAAGTTCCTACGGAATCGATTTGAGGTATTTGCCTCCGAACCATGAATGTTGTGTGAATGTAACAAAACTACTTGACCCTTTCTGCAATGTCCTTCGATTTTTCTAAAGTCATGTCCTTCGGGCATAACACACGGTTTACCTCTTTCATTTCTCCAAAAAGTAGGATTGGTTTTTGTTCTTTCCTCGTCTACTTCAATTGGTAAAATTGGTAATCTATGCGAACCTTCGTAAACCCACACTGCTCCGTTTTCAGGATCGTGATTATCTAATGCCAAAGAAGTGTTGATGATTTCGTTGTGTTTACAACCTGTGTAAAATGCATTTTGATGCTGGTCTCTACCTAATTGTCCAGGTGGTTTAAAGTAACACCACGTTTGCATTCCTTCTGCTTCCCCTTCCATTAAATATTCTACTGCTTCCAAAACTTTTGGATGACAAAATAGTTTTTCTAATTTAGCTGAAATTTTATGTGGATATGAAAACGGGTCCCAATCTCCCCACTCTTTACCATCTTCGGTAGTAGTGCCGATTCTTTGTTGACGAAGTGTTTCTAACTCTGCGTTAATTTCATCACACTCTTCTTCTGTTAATAAATCTAATATTGTGAATCCTTTGTATCTCCAATCAAATGTAATTTGTTGAACTTCTTCTTCACTAAGATGTTTTAATTTTGCCATATAACTTGTTTTATTTATTATAAATATAATCTATTATTTTTTACTAACCAAATAATAATATGACTTTTATCAGATTTTTGAAAATAGGGTAAGATTTTTTAAATAGGTATCTAAATTAGAAATATCTAATTTTCCTAAATTAATTGATTTTCTATTTGCAGTTTCTATTTCGTATTGTTCACCACTTATTTTCCATCTAATACGTGTTATTATGAATAATGGGTCATTTTTATATTTTGTGTGTGTATCTATATTAATTTCAAATATAGTTCCATTCACTTCGTTTCGTTTTCTAATAAAGTATCTATAAATAAATCCAATCTGATAATCCCTTTCTATTAACTTTGGTTCGTAGGGTGATAATACAGGTTGTTTATACACCTTTTTTTTATTTATAGTATTATATCTATCTATTATAGTTTGATTAATTTGCATTATTCCCCTCCTCTTTTTACTCTAAATCTTAATTCAACATCTATTTCCCATTTTGAATCATCTATTTTTTGAGTGATATCAGTTATTTGCCAATATCCTTTATCAGGTGTCAACCAAGGTATTTCATTTATTTTTACACTTTTACCAATTACAAATCCACCCACACCCAATGTTGTAAATGTTAATTTAGTTGGTAACAATACATCCGATGCTTTCCCTCCACTCTCTGGGAAATATAAATTCTTTACTATACCTGCATCTTTTACTACTACAAAATAACTACTTTCACTACCACTATAATAAGGTGCTGTATTTAATTTAACTCTAAGTTCTCCGGGTGCATTTAACATTCCCGAAAGTGCTGCCATTGCTTGTTGTGCCACATATGCCGCACCATCTGCAACCGCACCAACCGCTCCTTTTACACCATCTACCGCCGCGTTCCACTTTAAAGCTACTTTGTCACTAAACGTTAATTCTGCCGGGGCTGCTGGTGTACCACTATTTTCAGTTGCTGCACCATGTGCTGGTTTATAGTTCGCCGCCGGAGTTTTTAATGCACCAGTTACTGCATCAGGTGCTGATGTTTTAAATAGAAAATCTCCTACTGGATGAGTTGATGATTGTACTTTTGATGTTTTACCCTCATCACCTAGCATTGCTTGCCCCGCTACTTCCTTTGGCATATCTGCATTTAAATCTATATTTGTAATTGTAGAGGATTCAGAAAATAAATTCAATGAAGGAATTGCATCATTTTCATTTGATAAATTATAATCAACAATTGTATATTGCATAAATCCATGAGGTCCTTCTATATCTCTTAAGCCAAGATTCCATAATCCAGCACCTGCTACATTCAATTCTGCAATAATTTTTTCTAAAAACTCTTTATTGTTGTCAATCCCTCTTGCTGCTTCTTTTAAAAAATCTGCTGATAAAAATAAATTTCGTATATGACCATGTTCATTTCCTTTTAATGTCACCCCACTATATAATGTAGTATCAGTTGGTGTTGGAAATTGAAATGGTTCTGCTAAATTAAATGGACCAAATGTTATTGGATTTGCGGTATCTAATCTTACTGTTTTTATAGTTGATTCACCAAATGTTATAGTTTTAGTATCATCTGTTTTGGGTATTTGTGCAGCTGGTATAATTACATTTTCTGAACAACTAATCATCATAGGTCTAGCACATGCAACTGCATCATCAATTTGAACATCTACTGGCATTCCACCATTCATTGTACTATCTTTTCCTTTATTACATACAGTTTTTATAACAAATCCAAGTTGCATATATGCCGAGTCAGTATTTCCATATGTCCAATCTAAAATTTCAGTTTCAATGTTTATTGTATATCCTTTTAATGCAGTAAAAATAGCAGCATCACTTGTATCTGGATCTATTTTGGCTGCTTGTGTTGCCATAATAGTTGCTTTTGCTTTTTTATCATCTGAACTATCTGCTACTGATTCATTTTTTTTACTTAATGCCAAAAACGCCGGAACATCTGATGGTGATGATAATTCTACTTGAACATCTACTGTAAGATTTGCATTTACTTTAATATCAAAATTAGTTAGTATTCCAGCAAAAATATCAAAATCTTGTCCTGTTACAAATTTATTATGTTGTAGTATGTTTATTGCGTTAAGTGCCGTATCCATTCCCGATGCTACATTTACTTGCTTTCCACTTCTACCTTTTGCCCATCCCCACACTAATAATTGTGTTTTTCCAATAAACATAAATCCTCTATTTGCCTTAACCTCATCCATATCGGAAAATTGGATTGTAGCGGTTGCCATTTTAATAGCACCCATATTACCGGTTGTCTTTACCTCAATTGATTTTAGCATTGGAGGTATTTTTTTAACAAGACCATTTACATTTTTTGAAATATTAAATTTTGTATATGACGCATTACCAATAATACCATCAACATTATTTTCTCCCATAAAACATTGTAAAAATGCAAATGCTTTAGTACCCGAAAATAAAGTTTTATCAGTATTAGTAATTGCTTTAACAATACTATCCTCTAGTCCTGATACAAATGGAAACCTACTCATTATTTAATTGAATTTTTAAGTTCTGCTGCTTCTTGTGTACTTGGTATTCTAAGTTTAATACCACCTTGCATCGTTAAATCAATATCAGTTAGGTTATTTTTTAATGCAATAACCCACCACATTGTACTATCACTATAATATTCATTTGCTAATAAATCTAATCTATCACCCATTGTAGTTAATATAACAATATCAGTATCGGTTGGTTCTACATATGATAATAATGTAGAATCATATACTTTACCTTTGCCTGTTTTTAATATTGTTTTTATATTTTCGTATCTATTATCCATTACTATGCTTTTAATGTATTATAAAATGAATAATTAGCTTCACCATTTGTAACTACTTTAAATGATATACTAATTGAACATATCATTGGTGCTTGTGACCCTTTTGTAATTTCCCATGGGGTTGCATCATCTACACTCATTGTTATATCACTTAAAAATCCTTGCGCTGATATTAAATCACCAATTTCTAAACCAATAATTCTACCAAATACACCCTTTACACTATTAGTTGTTTTTCCTTTTGTATATAAAGATAACGATTCCACTTTTTTCCATATTTGGTCTAATTGTGTTTTGTTTTCTGCATATAATTTTAAATCAAATGATATATCTCTTTCCCAAACGTTAAATAAATAAAAATTAACACCTGAACCAATTGGTTTTACACTATCCCAACTTGCTGCACTTTTGTCTGATAAGTTTGTTATAGTTGATAAAAAATTAATTCCACCTATATTCACCTTAACTATGCCATCTTCTACATTATCTTTTAATACATCTCGTTTGCTATGTAAATATGGATTTATATTTAAAGAAGTGTTAGTTTGTGTTTGAAGTGCTGTATTTAAAAAATTAGTATCGTTATCTGTTATTGTTTTAACGTTATCACTAAACTTAGCATCTTTGGTATTCCACCTAGCAACCGTATCCATTTGTCCTATTGTTCTAAATGGATACTTATATTCTTCTGGTTTTTTAGTATCAATATCTACTGCTATAAATGCATTTCCAAATAGTTGTCCTACCTGGGTTTCTACATTTTGAGCACCCATTCCTTTTATTAATTTAGATTCACCTAAATCAGCTATACCACCATCTATGAATCTACTTTGTTCATCGGTAGTTAATGTATTTATTTTTAATTCACTTTTTGTATATATGTAATCTTCACCACCTTTAATGTTTCCAATAAATTTGTTACTACCATTATCCGTTTTTACATCAAACGTATAATCATTTTTACCTTTAACTATTTTTATTAAATTAGTTGTATTTGCACCAAAGTTTTGAGATACGGTAGCCGTTATATCTAATGTAGTATCTGTTCCAAGATATAAACTATTTCCTGTTGTATTTACTTTAGAATAATTGTATGCATTTCCGTTTTTTCCATCACTTGCTTCCCATAGATTAAATGATGGTACAAACCCATCTAAATTACCTTCTAATCTTTTATAGTTTGATTTATAAAAATCATTTAATCTATTTGATGTTCCTTTAATTAACCCATCTTGTGTAGGATTGTTAGATAATCTAGTAACTTTTATTTTACTTTGTTCTTTTCCTAATTCATATCCCGCTCCAAATGTTCCACCCAATACACCTGGTCTATTTGTAAATTGACTTTGATTTACTGCAATCCTGTCGGTTACACCCGATTGAAATGCGAAAGTTGATGGAAAATTATCAGGTTGTAATTCCCCTAATGGTGCTTTAACCGCTGGTAATTTTTTCTTTTTTAGTGAAAATTTCTTTTTATTAATTAATGCATCTAAACCAGCTGCTGCTACTTTAGTTGCACCACCAATTGCTGCACTAACTGCTACATTTTTTAAATTTTGTCCTAAGTTTTTTAAACTAGTATTATCTTTTAAAAAATTTCCTAATGCTCCTTTATCGTTTCTTATTCTACCATATAATAAATCAGTATATAAACTAGTTACCATATGCTCAGGTTCAAATTCACTTGTACCTGTATATAAATCTCCTGGTAATTTTGGATTTGTTAATTGAGAAATAGCACCGCCTACTACACCACCCACAATAGGAATTTTTGATGCTAAGTTTGATGCTACTTTTACTGCTGCTTTTTTTATTTTTTTAGTATCTACTTGTCCTTGACTCATTATACGAACAATATCTGCTCCATATAATTTAGGAGTTGCTTTTAACCAAGCTTTAGATTGTTTTATATTAGTATCAAACGCACTACTCGGGTCAGGATTAAGCATATTATCCGTTTGTTTATTTGGATTTAAGCTAGGTTCAAACGGAAATGTTTGTAATAATTCTAATAATGATTTTCCCATTAGTATTTAGTTCCTCCTGAATCACCTCTACGTGCTGCTCCATCATTTGAAGCGGCTGTTATTTTTTTACTATCCATATTAATTGCTGGTGCTCCGCCTACTTTACTATCTATTGATTTCAAAATTGCTATCATTTCATCGTTACTACCTCCACCTTCGCCACCACCTCCGATTAATCCACCAGCCACTGCACCTAATGCACCTAATGCTAATAATACGGGTAATGCTATCATACCCATTGTTCCTAACATCATTAACGATAATGATAATGCCATAATTGCTGCTGCTAATCCAAATATAGGTAATATCATACTAATTAATGGTCCTAAATTTTCTGCTAATTGTGGTAATACTGCAACCATAGAACTTATTCCATCCATTGCTAATTTAATACCCATACCCACCATCATTACACCTGCACCAAAAAATGCAAATGCTAATCCTAATCCCATTAATATTGCAACTCCTATTCCTGCCAATGGTGCCGCTCCACCCAATGCAGTTAATCCAGCCGTTAATGCTCCAAATCCTAATGTAATTAATGGTGCCATGGCTCCCATTAATGCTAAAACTGCCAATCCAGGTAACATAGCTATAAGTGCTATTGATGTTACTAATAAAGAAAACGCTCCTAATAATACATTACCTGTACCCATTGCACCTAATCCTAATGCTATATTTTCAAATCCCATTAATACATTTCCAAAATTCATTTTACCCATAAAAAATAATGTAGGTAATCCAGGTAGTAATCCTAATAATCCGATACCTACTGGAATTAATGCTAATGCACCTAATACTACTTTTCCACTTGCAAATGATTTTAAACCAGCTGCAATATTTTCTGCTTTTGTTTTAAACGCAGAACCATCATCTCCTTTTGCTGCTTCGTTTGCCCCCTCTGTTACTTTTTCTGGATTTACTTTATCTTTAATACTATCTACAACCGCATCTTTCTTTTCCGCTACCATTTCTTCGGCCTTACCACTAAAATCAACTTTATCCATTAATTTATCTTTAAGCCCGCCCGCTTTTTGTGCTATAAAATCTTTTGCTTTTCCTGCTACGCCACCGATTGCTGAACCTACTTTTGAATTTGCAATTGCTCCACCAAATTGTTTTAGTTTACCTATTATTTTAGTAGGTGCTATCATTGCAAATAGATTTTTCAACATCTGCTTTGTTCCTCTTGCCATTCCTCCGATTGATGTTCCCATTCCCTGTAATCCTCTATTCAATTCGCCTGCACCCATTACTAATCCGCCCATTCCTTTTAATACTTTACCAGTTAGGGTATTACCCATATTTTGTAGTATCTCAGATGTTCGACTATATATTTGATTACCCACACCATGCATACCATTTAAGGTTTCTTCATGTGCTACCATTTGTTGCATTTCTGCATTTGAAACACCAATTGCTTTAGCAGTTGCTGCTCTTTGATATGGGTCCATTGCATTGTAAGCAGCAATACCTCCCGCTGCTTCTAACCCTTCTTTCAATGCACCTGCTATATCTCCATTATATGCTAATTCTCTTGCTTTACTAAGGTTCATATCTCTACCTAATAAAACCGATGCTTCCATTTCATCTTGTACTGATGATTGGTAATCTAATAAATGGTCTGCTACTTTTGCCGCCGTTCCTAATCCTACTCCTAATTTTGCGGCTGCTACTGCTGCATCACCAATGTTTTTTCCACCATCTTTACTATATAATGCAAAGAATTCTGCATTATCTGCCACATCTTGCATTACTTGAGTTGGTGCTACCCCATTTGCCATTGCCAATTGCTTAACATATTCGCCTGTATTTTTACCGGTCTCATAACTTTTTCCACTTAATTCACCAAACGCCGTAGACATGAATGCTGCTTGTTTTCCACTTAAACCATAATTAGCTGCTAATAAACCTGCATCTACTGCCATTGCAGTTGTTAGATGATGTGAATCACCCAAATCTTTAGCTAAATCCAACGCAGCCTCACCCGCTTCTTCACCTAATATTGCACCAACCAATCCTACTTGTGTTTTAAGCCCTATCATTTGTGTCATTCCAACACCAATCTTTTTACCCATCTCCCCAAAATGTTCTGCTACTTCTGATGCACCAAATGCTATTAAAGATAGTGCACCTTGCCACCCACTAAATAACATAGTAACGCCACTTCTTATTTTTAATAATGTTTTTTGTATACTTTCTAACTCTTCATGTAGTTCTTCTTGTACGTGCTTTTGCAATTTAGATTGAGACGATATTTTGTCTGCTATATTTAATTCGTCTTGTTTACCTTGTATTGTTTCTTGTAGTATATCTAATGATTCTTGTGAATATGTACCTGCTTTTTGCATTTGAGCAAGTTGTTGTTGGTGAGCTGCTATTTCATCATTAATTCTAGATTTTAATATTGCTCTTTTTTCTACATCATCAGAGGTTAATCCCGCTAATTCCGCTGCTTTAGTGCTAATAGATGCCATTCCATCTGAGAATTTGGAAATTTGATTTAATGCTCCTTGTCTTTGTTTAACAGTAAGTGTTTCGTTTGCTGCAATAGATGATGATACATCTTTTAATCTAACACTTTTTAATGCAATTGCTTGTAATTCTTCTTTGCTATGTTTATATATTTCACTTAAACTACCCCACGAATCAACTTGAGATTCTGCATTTCGTTTGATATTATCTTGTGTAGTATCTAATTGTTTTGCTACTGCATATAATTCATTTGCTTTTTGAACTGTTTTACTATATGCTGCCTGTATTCTACCTAATCGTTTTTCATCCTCTGCCGATATTTTACCTTTTTTAGATAATAATTTATTTTCTTCTTCATGTAACTTATTTCTTTGTTCTTGATTTTTGACATATTCAGCCTGCAATTTGGCATCCCTACTTGCTAAAGTAAAATCAGTTTTAGATTCTTTTGTTTTACCGAATGTATCTTTTTTTAGTCCCATTAAAATAAATTGTATTAATATCTACCCGATTCTAAATCTTTTCTGATTTGTTTACTATCTTCAACGTATTTTGCCAAACGTGCTTTTAAACCTTTATCTATATCTGATTTGCGAATTTGTCTCATCGCTTCATCTTCTTGGTTTTTGTAAATTCTATTAAAAATGTTATTAACCCAATTGTCAATAATGTTTTCACTTATTTTTATCTCTGCCATAATCTATATAGTTTAATTATAAATATCATATAAAACAAAAAGTTAGGAGTTTTTTATCTTCTCCTAACTTTACTATTTGCTTTTTGTATTTGTTCGTTTTCTTTCTTTTTTATATCAATTAACATATTTGCATACATTCGTCTGATATGTAGTGGTAAATTGTATACATCACTAAATGTAAATCCTCCACCATGAAATACCAAGAAAAATAATTCTTCGTATAATCCTTTTTTATAATCCGGTGGCAGGGTAAAAAAAGTTGATTCCAAAAGGAATATCAAGTGCCTCCGTTTCACCCGTCAAATCCGATATGAACTCAAATTTCATATTTAAATCCGGAGATATACTTTTTACATATGCTCTAAATGCTTGAATATCTTTTGCTAAGAATTGATTAACTACCCAATTGTTTACATATCCTCTATCTGAATTGTCGTTAACAGATAGTATCATATATTTTAATCTAGTTGTAACTTCCGATGAATTGGTTTTTCCCTTTGTTAATCTTGCTAATGCATTGATTTCATTGGTAATATCTTTTTCATCTTTGTGAGTTAATAACTTAAATATGATTTTAGTTTGAGATGGTAATACAAATGCGTATCTATTCTCAGTATTTAATACAGAATAGTCAATATCTTTAGTTTGAATCTTTGTTAAATCAATTGATACTTTTTGTTTTTCACCACTAAAAGGGTCTGTAATTTCTACATCATATTCAGGACCATATCCTAATACTCTTGCTGCTAAATAAACTGCATTTTTATCACCCGTAACCAAATCATCTGCATTAACACCGACTTGAACTACAACTGATTCTAATAATTTATCTAATACCACACCTTTATTAATTAAGTTACTATCTGCTAAAATATCTTCTTCTCTTGCAGTAAGGTATTTAATTTCTAATGTACCTTTACTCAATGGATTACTTTCCGCATATACCTTACCTTCTGATGGTAATGATATAACTTGTGTTGGGAAATTAAATGTTGATGTTGTTGTTTGAGGTTGTGTTTGAACGGGTGTTCCACCTCTTTGGATGTTTATGTTTTCTTCCATAATAACTTTTTGTTTTGTTTTATATAACTATTTGTTTTTTTAATTTTTAATCTTCACCACCTAAATCAAAATGGTCTTCCCACTCTTTTACCGATTTTGCTTTTCTTTTTTTAAAATTATTTTTTTTATGAGTTGTAATATTAGTTGGTTGATAGGTTGTATAACTCCAATTAGAACCACTGGGATATCCGTATGTAGTTGATGTACTTCCAAATCCAAATTGTGGATTAGCTATTGTAATAGAACCACTACCAGGTGTTGTTGTAATCGTTGTACCATTGGTATCTCCACAATTTATTTTATATGGGTTGTATGGGTCATATGGTTGGATAAATGGTAATGTTTGTATTGGTGCAGTGTTTGGAACTCCAAATGGAAATCCTATTGGTGTTTCATCTTTAACCTCTGCTAATTTATCTTTTAATAAATCCCATTGTTTTGGAGTAATGTTGTATTCATGTACCCCATCTGTAAATCCTTTTAACCAAAGTGTAAATTCTTTTGATGTCATAACTATATATTTGTATATATAAATATAACGAAAATAAAAAAGGGAAACAAATAATGTCTCCCTTTTCTTTTATATTTTTCTTTAGATTAGAATTCTAAGATTGCGTAATCGTAAGTTAAAGTTAATGATATCATAACTGGATCGTTTGAACTCCAATCTACATCACCAAACTCTGCCGAAGAAATAAAAGCACCAACAATTTTCCATTGTTCTACTTTATCACCCACAGGTCCTAACATATAGAAATCAATATTCTTTTTATAGAAATCTGCATATCCATCTCTACCAGTGATAGATTCGTGTCCACTTCTAATCCATTCCATTACTGATTGTGCGCCACTCGGTACAATTGGGTCATATAGAGTGATAGTGATATCAGTCCAATTTGATTTACCCTTAATCTTTCTTTTTAAATTGATATGGTCTAATTCTACAACTTCACTTTCTAACTTAGGTCTGTTTGCTGTTTTAATCATGAATGATGGAATACCATCGATTTCCATGATGAAACGATTTGCTAACTTTGGTTCAAAGTTTGTATAAAATATCTTATCAAATGATAATACGTCAGCCATTGTTTATTTCTCCTTTACTTATTATAAGTATATCTTTTTTTAATTATGCGTTAAAAGTTGCCCCAGTTGGTAAAACATTGAAATCAATTTGAATGAATTCTGCAGTTTTAGTTGGTTGTAAGAATATTGCACCTTTTAAGATGTTTCTATCGATTACGTCTGGAGTGTTGTTTGTTTCATCCATTACAACTTTGAATGCGTATAAACCTTGTCTTTGTTGAATGTTCTCTAAATAAGGGTTAACTGTATTTAAGAATTTAGTTCTTGTATCTGTTGTGTTTTGTTCAAATATTAAATATCTACTAGTTGAAGCAATATACTTCTTAACTGTGATAAGTAATCTTCTAACATTGATTCTATCTAATGCTGATGGTCTAGCTTGTAAGGTTTTTTGTCCGAATGCTACGATACCTTGTCCAGGGAACTGAGCGATTGGATTTACTTTTCCTTCATATAAAGTATCTCTATCAGAATGAGTTAATCTATCTAATACTGCTACTGCTCCAGTGATACCACCTCTATTCAAACCTGCAGGTGCAAACCACTCAGCTGATGTAGCATCGTTAGCTGCATAAACTCTAGGTAATAAAACTGAAGGTGGAACTGCGATTAATTTATTTGTGTTTGTGTCAATTGTTTTAACCCAAGGATAGTAAACTGCTGCATAGTTAGTATCTAAACTTTCTGCTACACCTACTACCGTTGCAATACCAGCACTTTGTCCTGCTGCATCCATAATATAGAATGTATCCGCTCTATTCTCACATATATCCATTGCGTATTGAGTTACATTACTATGGTCGTTATGATTAACACCAGGTAATACTAATAAGTTAATATCCCACTCATCTACATTTGATAATGCATCTAAACATTTTTTATATGCTACTGAACCACTTGCTGCTGAATCAGATAAATCTAATCCTTGAACATTTCCAGAAGTAATATCTGTTCCTTTGTTAGAAGTAATTGTTGGATTTAAACCATCAAAACCACCTTGGAAAGCGATTGTAAATGTTCTATATGATACTATATTTGCATTTGCGTTTGCACTTAATGGTAAACCTACTAATGTATCTAATGAGAATATTGAATTATTTCCATTATATCCTAAAGTTGCAGTTAATGGCTTTAAGAAAAGAGTATTATCAGCATTATCTAAATTGATACCACTTGCATAAATAGATGAACTATATGATGCGGTTGTAAATGTTACACCAGGTAAATTAGCTAATTCAGCAGATGAACCACTTATAAAGTTTTGATATGCAGCGTGTGCGTAAGGTACTGCTGTTACAGGATACAAATCAGAATCTTTTGCTTCAACTCTAATGTATTTAGATTTATTAAGCCAATCACCAATTGTAGTTACTTTACCATAAGAATCAATTGTACTTACTTCATCACCGATTACTCTAGCAATATAGTTAGTTGAAGTTGGGTCTAATGATAAATTATTATATTGTTCTAAAATGTTTTGTCTTTTATCGGTATCATCATATTTTCTAACATATAGAGAGAAAGTTCCATAATCAGAACCATTGATATCACCTGCTGCTTTAATGTTACCAATAGTAACTTTAAATCTTGTATTTTCTACATTACCATCTGCTAAAGTATGTATACGGAATAATTCATATCTTAATCCACCCATATCTTGTGATTGAATCCATGGAG